ATATTGTAGATTTTTATCTACAGACTTTACTTTTGGCTTATTGAGCAGAAGTCGCTCAAACTGATCTAATACTTTCATAATCATTTTAGTTTTCATAGTAAATAATACAGAGCTTGTATCCGTACTACGGCAAGTGATTATGTCAAGTATGTTATTCGCAATTGTCCTAATTTGGGTCTAAATTTGGGTCTATACTTGTCCAAGTCTGTCCAATGTATTTTGAGTTCCCTCTTTATATAATACCACTATATCTATCAGTTTATAGTGATTAACAGTCACCCGCTCTGCCTCTGAGCTACCGAGCAATAAATCCCTAGTAAGATCTGTTTGTAGGGATTATGGAGAATCATCTCTATAGTGTCAATCTTAGGTTGAGTCTTTTATGAGTCTAAAATATGTCTATTGGAAAATTTAGCCTGTTTTTTTCCAATTGACGCTATAGCCCACTATTTATCTAGGTGGCACAATTTTTAAAAAAAACGCCACCGGGAAAATGTTGACAAAAAAAGGGCTGCACCCCTCATAAAGATGCAGCCCTTGGTATGCGTGTGGTAGTGGATGCGGTTACAGCCAATCGAAGATCCAAGCTAGTAAGATCAACCCAACGATCAACAAACAGCCGAAACCGACCAAAGTCATCTAAGCAGCCAATTCACTATGTTTACCACAATAGCCCCGACTATCACTACCAGAAATAATAATTTCTCCATCTACCACCTCCACTTTATCTTCTTTTAATAATTGTTTAATTCTATAAGGCATGAATACTTTACAAGTTGGCCCAACATAATACCCCACCTTGTCGTAGGTATACACATAGCCAACCTTCACCTCCGGAATATCCTGTATTTCAGATTTAAATATTACAGATTTCGGTAAAGATATTCTTCCAAACATACCATTTAATATATCAGCTACTTGTTTCATTTTTCTTTTAACCATTTCCATATTTTTTGTGCTGTAGATAATTCCTCATCACCACCATTTCCCCTCCAATCATAAACCAAACCAACTTGCCCCTTGTCTAAAGTAACTCTTGCAAGTGGAGCTATACCGAAAGCCTTATTTAAAACATCCATTATAACAGCTTCGATTGAGTCGTATTTATTATCGTAATTTATATACTTGTGATAAAGCATCTGTGATTCTGATATTAATATTTTATCATCATCCACCACTCTACCCACCATAAGTAACTGATGAGGCACTCGTTTCATCCCATAAGGAACATCAAGCTGTTGCGTCACAGACCACCACCCTTTCTTCGTGCTCATGTATTAGTTTTTGAAAGTCTGCCAATACTTTCTTCCGGCTTCCTTTCAAGCCAAACTGATTTTTTATAATGCTGTAGGCAGATCGTCCCCTTCTTGTCATCCCTGTGATCTCTAATTTTAGTGCTCCTTTAAGAGCATACATCCTACCTAGAGGAATCTGCGTACCGGTTAATGTAGTTATATTATCCATAATGTATATCGTATTTTAGTTAATAAGTTTTCACAGATTGTAATAAGCCGTATTACGGATCAAGCCTTTTTTTGCGATTGTGCTTGCTTTAAGTACGAAAATTTTTGTTTCTTTAAATTACTTAAAGAGATATGCCAAAAAAAAGAAATCACGACAGAGCTGCAGGACAGACAGCAATAAGTTTCAGTTGTACCGAGGAAATGAAGAAACAACTTCAGAAATTAGCAGATAAAGACAATCGCACTTTATCTAATTTTCTACAGGTCATCATTAAAAAACATTTAGGTCAATATAAGGGCTTTTAGAGTCCCACAGAGCCCACTAATTCATTTTTGCTTCGATGAATAATTTAGAGTATTCTTCTAAATTGGTTCTTAGTGTTTGCAACTTACTTTTCCAAAACTTTTTATCTTTTACTGCCGGATCATCAATGTGATCTAAACAGCTTTTAGCGTCATCATGGTAAACAGAGTATTCACTATACCAATCACTAAGCACCTCATACTCACGCTCAGTCATTATGAATTTCCGGTTATCAGCTCTAACACCAGATATTCGATTATACTCTTTAATCATTTTATGAGTATTTTCACCATAACTAAGTTTTAGTTTTGCATACCTAATATCTTGCGTTCGATCTATTTCGTACCCTGTTTCGTACCGTCCGGAATCACTTACCTTGATAAGCCTACCTATTGTTTGTTTACCCCAAGTCTTTAAACCATATTCCAATGTTGTATCTGTTTCTGGATCTACACCAACGAAATTACCCAGACCAGATTGATCGTATGTCCATAAAAACATTTTTTGTAATCCATGCTTACCTCTAACTAAGTTTTCATCGTAGCTCAGTATATCCCTACCGGTAAATGAATCCTTGGGATTACCACCACCAATATATTCTTTCCATGCCGGCCCAATCTCTAACAATGGATGCAGCCCAGGCATCTGTTTTTGTACAAAATCAGATAATCCTTCCAATCCTTTTGTTGGATATACTTCTTCCCCTTCCATTTGTTGTGCTACTTCAAAAAGAAATGCAGAATGAAATTTACTTATCATTTTCTGCGTTTCATCCATCGGTATTCTAAAATATACAACTTTAGCACCTATCGGAATGTCATCAGTAAACACATTAATAAACCGATCTATGCCTTCTGAATCTACATAAACATACCCCATTGGTATACAATGGTAATTATCTTGGTCATAGCTTGGTATCATTTCCATTGCTTTTTTAACAGCAGCACCAAACAACCCTACTAAGCCACCAACTTTTAGCATCGTCCACATACCAGAGGATCTCATATATTTTAACCACCAACTAGCAGTAACTCCGGCATTTGTTTGTCGATCAGATCTGTTTCCACCGGGTCTACCTCCATAATTTGGCATTTGTTCAGATCCACCGGGAAATCTTGGTGGTAATTTACCACCACCACCAGATCCACCACTCAGAGGACCGAGCCCAAGAAATCTTTTGCGATCTGTTGTACCCATGCCTTTAACTTGTCCAGACATAAGTTTGAAATCCATCATGTAACCTTTCATAGCTACATTGATAAATGGCATTAATGCTCCACTCATGTAAGCAACTTTACCTCTTCTCCAATATGGAGGAACTCCAGAATAATTTCGCACGAACTCTCCGGCTTCTTCCGGCTTAATACCTAACTCTCTTGTTAAGATATAATAGGGAGCAGTTTTAGCTAAAGTTTCAAATGTTTGCCCTATTTGTAAGATCTTACCACCCATCCATTCTAAAGGTTTTAAGAATTTCTCTAGCTTGGCATATAATCCTTTTTCATTTTTTGGTGCTAATTTATATCTCTCCAATATCATTTTGAAGATACCACTTTCATCTTCGTAAACATTTTGAGAATAATTATCAAAAGGTGTACCAATAGCACCAACCTCCATCATTTCTTGTACTATAGGTGAAAGCTCACCTTTAATCCTACCCCATGATGTTCTCCAAAGTTTTTTATAGGCTTTAAGAAGTTGCAAGCGACTAACTTTATTAGGAAGATTCACCCAAGTTCTATTAAAATCCCTCATTGGTGATAAGATCCATTGGAAACCGGGATTATAAGTTATGAAAAGCGGATAGAAAAACTTTCTGAATGTTAAATTACCAAAGATTCCTATAACCCCATCAAACATAGGATCTACTCCTTTATGTGCCTGGGCTACATCCCAAGGCACAACATATTCAAATAACTCTCCATTCCTTACTAGAGTAATTGTACCTTCTTTCCATTTACTACGATTGATCTCAGAACGAACACTATCGTTATACACCTTTTTCCGAGCTAAAATATTTCGATCAAATACCATTTTGTAATCTAGCTCCCGGATTTCATTTGGGAAATAACTTTCCATCAACCTAACTGTAGCAGTTTGTGCTCTATGCTTCTCTAACAACCTTAAAGCAGCAAGTGCTTTCATTACCATGATGGGAAATGGATTCATTCCCGGCTTAAAAGAACCTACTTGTTTTTTTATACCGGCTGGCACATAGGGACGATCCATGAAATATTCTGCGACTGCAAATGTGGCATAGCTATCTTTGTTTGGTAAAATATGGTCATGCCATGTTCTAGCTGTAAACATACCTTCCTTGTAAAGATCCTCATAGATCTCAAAGAACATCCTACGAAACTTTTTAGCGTGTAGATCAAGTATAGCAATTTTATCAGATCCCAACTCACCCATCATAGATAGTAAATTTCTACGAGCTTCTGTTGGTGTAGTGCCATACTCATTAGCAATTTGAGATCTACCTGTACCCATTCGATTTGTCTCATGGATAATACGAGTAAACATTAAATACTGACCAAAGTCTTCTAAAGTAAGTGCATAGTCATTTAAGCCACCTACAATTTCTCTATAGACCTTAGATACCCATATATAAGGTTTGTTATTAGAAAATGGATGTACACCCCATAACATCTCTGGATCTTCCGACCAATCGAAAGTAGCTCCTTGCTCTTTTGCTTTTTTTACTCGTTTCTGAACTCCGTAAGCATAATCGTAATGGTCTACTTGCAACTTACTCCAAAATTGCCGAGCTGATGTTACAGCTTTTCTTTGCAAACTATCTTCGTAAACTATTTGTTCTTGCAGCTTCCATCGCTTTCTTTGCTCTTCAAGCCTATTACGCAATACCCCACTAGCTTGATTTGTTCTAATGAAATCCCAAACTTTTCTTATTTTTGCCTCTAAACTTGGTTTAGTAGGTAAGTATGAAAAGAATGATTGCCAGAACATCGGTGCACGTTCTTGTAATTCATGTGGTGCACAGAATAAAACCGACAATGTATCTGCGTACAACTCCACAGATGATTGCCGATATGCTATATAGCTTGGATCTCCCTCTATTGGCTTCCACCAATCCATTAGATCCAATAGTTCAGCTCTAATTAATTTTTCATCAAGCATACCACCTTCACCCATAGTCTGTGCAAGCAATTGGTGGTATCGTGGTTTAGATTCTTTTTTTATTCTTTTATTAAGTGCATCTCTAGCTACCGGTACATCTTGTTGATTTATAGGAGCTAAATATTCTGCATAAGCATCCTTCCAACCGGTTTGCCGCTTCATGTTTTTGAATGGATCAAGTTGCTTTGCTTCTGCTATCTCTAACCATTCTTTATAAATCTCTTCAGTAATTTGCTTTTCTGCGTTACTCCTAATTTTTCTCCGTTCTTGCGGAGTCATAGTAAAGTCAGTTACAGGAGCACCCATAAATGCCGGTAACTGCTTGTCTTTATTATCATTAGCACTAGCAATTCGTCCTAATATATTACCACGCTTAATATTGAAATCATCCATGTAGTCGAACACATGACCCATTTCATGGGCAAATGTCATTGCAGCTTGGTCGTTTGACATTTTAAAAGTGTTTGGATTGATTGCCATAAACCAATCCTTCCTACCATAAGGGGCTACATAACCTAAAGAATCCCTAGATTTTTTAAGTTTTGGAAATTCTCCTTTTATTGCTACATACAATTTAACAAGCTCTGGAAATCTTATCGGTGGTATAGCTTCTAAGTTAAACTTTTGCTTAACTACATTTCCATTACGATCTATGTAATCAAAGCAAGATTCCACCGGCTCACTTCTTCTACCACCAATAGCTTGGATTGGCTTTTCTCCGTATTGACCTTGTTTTTGCTCAACTGAAATTAAATCATTATTTCCAAACCCTAAGTCATTACCATTTGCTATATTAAAACCATCTCTCCACTCACTACCCTCCTTTATTACATCTAAGGTATTTTGGGCGGCATCGAATATAACACTATCATTTAATATTTGCTGATCTGCTTGTTCTTTTGTTTTTGCCGGTGGTTCATAAAGGATAATTTGGCTACTACCTATTGCTTGTGCTTTAAGTCTTATTTTACCAATAAAACTACTTGGATCTGACCTTGTTCCATCATCAATGATTTCTTTAGTCACTCCTCTAATTATATTTTTACGATCTAAATAAAATACAAAATAGCCATTGCCGTTTGCGTTACTCAAATCACCATCAAATTTTTGCATAAATTGATTGATGTAATGAATAGCGTGTTCTGTTTCATTCATCTTATAACCACTAATCGGATTATATTCCTTAGTGATATGAAACATATCTTGTTGAATAGCTATATCTTTTATTATTCCATAATGGTGAGTATTATCTGATCTTTTAGCAAAAGCGTATTCACCATGGTCTAAAACAATTGAACCTACATAGTTAGATTTGTACTTCATCCCTTCGTGCATTTTGTCATCGGTAACACTAGGTGATGGATCTCCAGATGGATGGTTATGAACTATATAAAATTCATCATATTTCGTATTAAATTCTTTAACTGCCTTGGGATCTATATTAGCTGCATGAGGACTATTTAGGGTAGTAGTTTGAACTTCTTGTATAATTCCATCTTTAACACCAACTACATGAGCATATTCTAAATTTGGACTTCTTAATACTTGTGCGTGTTTTATGAACTCTTCAATATTACTTGGATCTGGCATTGCTTTACCGATCAGACTTGTAGTTTTGACCGGATCTATACTTGCAATAAGACCACCGGTTAAAAGTTGTTCAATATCCCTAGTAGAATCTTTTGCTTTCTGTATGTCTCGTAATCCTTTGAGCTCTGCATCAAGATCCCTTTGCACTAAATCTAAGTATGCTTCAGATAGTTGCGGAAACCATCTAACAAAATGATACCTAATATTTTCGTAATTTCCATCTCGTTCAGTTATCCACCAATGCACAAACGACTCGATACAAAATTCTATTTGTTCTTCTGTAAGTAATGTGTGTGGCTTAACATTACCGATCATGTGATCTTTATTTGCAGCTATTGCTCTAGCTATACTCGGAGATGCCGGTGCTAATTTTTTTAGCTTATTTAAAGTATGCCTATACCTATTTTGCCGAATAGCTGCCCTAGCTTTTAGCTTTAAATTGCGTGGATTAATTACATCCCTTACACCATAAGGAGAGCTTGGCTCTTCCGTACGAATAGGCATTTGCACCAACCAAGCAGCCGGATCACCCTTAATACCCGGACGCATCATTACAATAAGTGGTGCATTTCTTCCATCTGGTCTAAATTCAATAACTCCAAGTTTTAATTCTGCTACAGCTTTTGCTATATCTGCTAAAAACTTTGAATTTATAACGACATCTGGTTTCCGTTTTACCGGTGCATTAGGACTAGAATATTCAAATGATGCGTCATTATGATAAGTGTACATTGATATTTTACCATCTGTACCCAACTGCATCCCAATATTCATCCCGGCATCGGTTTTATTCCGGGACATTAGATTTAACGAAGTTGCCCAGGTATGCAAAGTTGCTGAATCCAATTGCCAATTTAGATCCGGCTTAAAATATTTATCAGTAAACGAGAAAAAATCTTTATCACTATTTAATACACCCTTTGGTACAACATGATGAAGTGGAGGATACTTTCCTCCTTCCTTGTTTTGTAAAATATTTTTTTCATCTAAAGCCACAACCCCACTAGGGAGCTTACCGGTTTTTTGGTTTTTAATAAATATTAGCCTACGACCATCTGTAGCAGCGATTGTTTCGTAAGGTAATTTATTACCATTATGCAACTGAACTACATTTTTGAGCATATATCGCTCAAGATTTGTACTTACAAAATAGTTTCCGGCTTTTGCTAAATCACCTTTACCTCTCGGATAAGGTGTAGGTTTAAGTGCCTTTGGTGCTTTTGCCCCGGTTGGTGAAGTAGCCTTCCTAAAGTTGATAGCATTTTTACCAATATTCTTTTTAAAAGCCTCAATTTCTTTCTTACCATTGATAAGTCGTATTATGCCGTCATACGGCACTTTCAGCTCAATATATGGTAGGCTTCCGGCATTTAATAATTTAGTTCTAAATTTTTGGAGATCGTGAAGCATACCCTCTTCCTTAGTCTTTGGATCTCGCTTGGCTTCTTCGTATCTCTTTTCTAATCTTTTATATTCTTTAAGATCCTCTTTAGATAATGCTTCATACGGATCATCGTATGTATTTTTTATAGATTTAAGTTTATCTACAATGTACTTTCTTTGCTGTTTAATAATAAAATCATCAGCTTTTTCAGACATTGGGGTTTCACCGGATCTAATCCTATCTAATTCATCCTCAATCTTTTTTTGCATATTCGCAAAAATTTCATCCGGCTCTGTTTTTTCTTCTTCACTTGGTGGCTTAACTTCAATTTCCGGAGTAGCATTTTCAAAACGCTCAATCCCCATTTCGTAATCGAAATTTAATTCACGAAGTTCTTTTAGCCAATCTGGATACCTACCACCATTCTTCCATTCATCTTTTTGCTCTAAAAATGCTTGCAGCTCTGGAGTCTTTGTTGGGTTCTTATTTTCTTTTACAAACTGCTGTGCCTTTCTTTCATCTCTACTAATTACATCTTTTTTATGGATTGCATAATTATTAAAGTGATTGAGAAAATTAAAAAATCTATCAAACTTTATTCTCCATAAATCATTGTTCTTAATTTTTGTTGGAGACGGAATAGCTGAATCAATTAGTCTCGCAAGGTTGTTACGATACTGCACAGCTTCTTTTTTTAGCTTTTCTTCAGTTTCTCTATTTAACCTATTTATTATTTTAGGCTGCTTTGTAACCGGATCTGGCTGTTCAGCGATTGGCTCTAAACTACCTGTTTTAATTCTGTGTAATATTGATCTTAAAGCCCTAATTGATTTTACATACTTACCTTTTAAATCTTTTTCTGTGCCGGCATCCCTAAGATACATAAGCGATTCAGTAGTGTTTTCTTCTACTAACCTTGTTACATCTAATAAATATGTAAACTCTGCATCATTAATAAGCTGGTCAAAGTTAGCCCCAAAACGATTTATACCATCAAAATCAGTAGTCGTTGCCTCACCCTTTTGCATTTCAAATATAGATTGTATTTTTGCGGTGAGCTCATCTATATTTACTTCAGATCTTTTTGGTAATGTATTATCTCCAAACTTTTCTATAAATTTTTCAGCAGACTTTTTGACTTTTTGAGAATACTTATCGTCACTTTTTAAAACTTCTTCTGCGTAAGCTAATCCTATTTTTATTGTTTCTTGCTTAATATATTCAAGATCCCCACCTTCATAAATTAGCTTTTTATTATAGGAAATTGGCCCAGACCTCGCACTTATATTTGTGCTAAAATCTACATTAAAGAATACACCTTCATCAAATAAAGCATAGTTAGCAGATAATTTAAAATCTCCTTCATCCCATATAACTTCAACATCCTCGTTAATGATTACATCGTTTTCATTTATTTCATATTCCTTATGTAAACCTTTAACCTTTTTAACAGCTACACTACCGGTTAATCCTGTTTCCGGATCTACAGGAGATTCCGGCTCTACTATTGTCACATTAGGATCTATCGGCTCTTGCTCTACCTCATCTTCATCTAATTTAGTTATAGGAGTTTCTAATCCTTCAAAATCATAGTCTTCATCTTCCGGATCTTGGTCTACAGGAGCAGTAGGCTCTACAGGAGTAGATGCCTCTTCTGCTTTCTTCTTAATCCATTCTCCTCTATTAGTTTTTGGGAATATTGTTTCTAGTAACTTTTGAAACGCATATCGATCTATTTGCCCCGGTCCACCTATTTCATAACCTAAAATTTCCTCTATTTCATAAAGAGTTTTGTTTTCATTCAATAACTTAAATATCTCAAGAAACTCTTTATCATCATAAGCTACTGCCCTGGCTACCTCTGAAACTTCATTTGGAGTCCACCCGGCTTGTTGAGGAACTGTAGAATATATTTCATCTACCCAATCTGTCCAATTTTCATGCTCTGGTATATCATCTACTAAACCAAGGTTTTGTGCTGCTACTTCCATGTTTTCTTTTTTAACTGCATTAACACTTGTGCGACCAAGAGCAGTATCAGCAGAAATTATAGCTTCCGGCATTTGCTCCCTAATAACTTCAATTAGCTCCTTACCTCTTTGACTTGCCGGATCTACACCAAGTAAGTGGAATTTGTTATAGGGTTTTAACAATCCTGTAGTAAATAATGATCTAAGCTCTGGTACATTTACACGGCTTAAATTACCCGGTATACCTATGGTAACATTTTCAACCATGTCAGCCGGTACAGATGCTTCAGTAAACTTACCTCCACTTCGCTCCCTTTGCATTACATAGATATAATTTACATCTTGTAGTGCATCTCTGCGTTTTATAGCAGAATAAGCTAAATCCGTATAATCTCTTGTAAGAGCTGCTGAATCTAGTGCATCTGGTAGTATAACATAAAGATTTTCCGGCTTTGCACCGGCTTGTACAAGCTCATCTAAACGATCAATAAGATCCGTAAATGAATCACCATACGCTTCATCCATTCCACCACCGGTATATAAACCATGTTCTAAAAATACATTTTGGTTAAGTTGCGTTAGATCCACAACCTTAGATACCATGCTTTTACTTAGTGGTTCATTTAATCTAACACCAATTTGACCACCACCGGCTATAGCATTTGCTGCATCCGTAGGACTACGCTCTAAGCCACTTACAAAACTAAGCCCCGGATCTACTTTATCTTTTGGTTTTGGTGGTATAGCGGGTGGATTAGCTATTCCTTTTGTAGTCTCTGCTGTCTCAATAGCTAATTTCTCTATATCTGATTTTGGTGGCGTTGGATCTTTTACTTGAGCTTCTGCTTTTTCTACAACCTTTTCTTGTTTTGGTGCTTTAGCTTTCCTTGCTATAACAATTTGGTTTGCCAACATACTCCTAAGAGCCGGCAATTTCTCTGTCCATGCCCTTGGACTTAATGCTTGGAGCTTAAAACCATTCCTTCCGGTAGCGATGAACTCCATTGGAATACCCATGCGTTCAGCCTGTACTTTTACATAGGCTAAGAAATTTGCGTCTGTAGCTGTACCTTTACCAGACGCAACAAGATCATTTATTTTATTGTACTCTGCTTTAAATGCTTCCGCAGTTCCAAACTTTTTCTGAAAGTTTTTATCTGTCCTATAAAATATTGGTCGTAAACCTTTTGCTCCATGATGGATACCTTCACCTAAAGCAACCATTGCCGGTATATTTACAGCAGCAGCTTGTAATTCTTTTGTTATTTTATTTTGGAAATAACTTTCATCCAATCTTTCAGCCCCGGCATTTCCTGTTTCTTGATAAGCTAACTCATACCCTGTAGCACCGGCAGCAGTATTAATCATACGATCTTTAGCTCTTTGTACTCCGGCTTTAAATGGATTACCATATTTTGGTGGTGGGATTCTAGTAGTAGATGGAGTCTTAGATCTTATTGTAGACATGATCTTACCCATGCCTTTTTGTCCTCCTTGCCATGCTAAATTACCAGAACCAAATTTAGTGAACTGCATAAGAGTTCCACCAACCTCTGATAAAGTTTCATAAAATCTTTTATCTTCTTTAGGATACGGTCTTTTAAAACCTCCCATAAATTGCCACATAGGTACATAAGCACCATACCTTCCACGAAATTGTTTTTCTTTAGTAGTTAAGGTATTTGCTTCTTCAGACCCCCTTATCACCGGATCTGCTTCTTCTTTAAGTTCCGCTGCAAATTGCACCATACTTAAAGGTATGCCATCCGCAAAAGCTCGTAACATATCTTGTGGTACAATTTGTGCCTCACCTACTCCATATTTAAATAATTCCGGAAACTCATTATTATCAGAATCATTTTGCCACTTATCATGTTGCTCCCATGAGCTTTGAGCTAAGTCAGCATACTGCTCAGAGAATGTATCGTATGCCTGGGCATATTGTGGATCTAACTTTAAATATTTACTAGCTTCCTCAAATGCAGTTTTCAACTGCAACCTTGTATCGTAATTCATTGGTGGTTTCTTACCACCCTCTACATACATACTATCAAATGGAGCTACTTCATAAGGATGTTTTAATTCCGGAGTAACTTTTATTTTATCAATTTCCTCTGCTTTATTAGCAGCCCATTCACTTGCCTTTAATGCTAAATCATCTGGAATATGTTTTAAGTCTATTGCACCAGACATAAACATGGACACTATTTGTCCTTCTACGGTATCATCTTTAGCAAATGTTTTATCTATATAGCTATCCGATGATACTTGCTCTTGTCCTTCATCCGGCCGTAAAGGATCTATATTTTCTTGTTTAGATCCAAGGTAATCATCAGCAAACTGATCGAACTCAGATTGCTGTAAATACTCGTTAGCTAGTTGGTCAAAAGAACTTTCAGATTCTCCTAAATAATCTGAAGCTAATTGGTCAAAGTTAGTTTGCTGGGTAGGGTGCATTTTTTAAGAGTTCCATAGCTGTTTGTTCATCAATAGCACCTTGCTTTAACAAGCTCTGCAATAACTCTACTTTTCTTTTTTTACCTTCTTCCTTTGTTTGCACCCCATCTGTAATTGCTTTTATATAATTTGCGTTTGGTGTTCCGTTTGTAAAATATTGCTCAAATATTGATTGTGGATCTTCTTGCTGTGCCTTGGGAGTTTGTGCCATAGGGCTACTTGTACCACTCGGTTTAGAGCTTCGCAATAAATCTCCTAGTTCTGCAAGCATTGTTCGTTTACGATCCGTCCAATCTGCGACTTCTCTGCTAGTCATATTTTTTCTCTGTTCTGCCGGTATGCCTGTATTTAATTCTTTCAAAATAGTATCAAATTGCTTCTCAACCATTGCATACCTTTCCGGACTCATACCTCCTTTAGGAGTTCCTTGTTTTACAACTTGTCCGGTATTTTTATTTATTATGTCATGTGCCGGATTATGGCTCTGAAAACTAGCTCCACTCATACTTTGGTTAGGGTGAAACGATCTAGTGTTTGGATTCATATTACCAATCTGATTACCGTTTTGCATTACCGGCTGTAATGGCTGCATAAACTTTGTTTGTGGTGCTGTACCACCACCAGAAGTTTGCATTATACCCCCACCTTTTCCTTGTGGAGTAAATGTCATTTTTGGCTGACCGGTCTTTGATCGTTCTTGCTGATATGCGTTATAGCCCATCATTTGGTCTAATGACATTTTCGGCATCATTTGAGCTCGTCCAGGTGTAGGCAATCCTTTACGCATTGCCATTTCTGCACCCTGTCGCATTGAGTTTTGTTTTTGAAGTGCAGCTTGTTTCTCCTTCATTTCAATTTCATGCTTTTGCTGCTTCATCAATAACTCTTTCATCCTCTCGTTATTGACCTTCATTTCCCTAGCCGACTTCACCCATCCTTTTAGAGATCCTAAAGACATTGATACAGCTCTTCCTGCCGGCAAACCTAAAAAAGTAGCTTCTGTTTTTAACTGATCGAACTCATTCTTTAAAAGTTTATCAGCTTCTTTCTGTCTTTTTTCTTCTTCTTTCTTACGATCTTCTCGCTCTTTCCTCTGGTCTAATATTTTCTGTGCTTGCATCTCACTATTTTGCCGTTGCTGCACAAAACTTGTACCACTTACAGGATTAAATCCCGACCCCCTTAAACCTTGTAAAGCCATATTAATCTTCCTTGTTTAATAGTTCATTCCCTTTATCAACAAAATCCATCATATTATTTAAATTATTAACAGTATTCGTAAGTTTAGTTGAAGTAGATTCCTGTGTTGAATAATTTAAAAGATCATTAAGAATTGATTGTTGTCCCACAGCCCCGGCATAAGCACTTGTAGGATCTGCTAGTAATTGCGATCCGGTAGGTTGTGATGATTGAGCATATTGATTACCCACAATTTGTGAACCACTAGGTAAGCCAAATATACTACTTGAACTAACGGTATTGGCGTTTGCTAAATTACTAAAGTTTGTTAATTGATTTCCCCTTTGGTTTAGATACCCAGACGCAGCAGATTGTCTAGCTTGCAATGTCCTTAAATTATCTCCTGTCATTTCCCTAGCTAGTCGCTGAACCCCACCACTTAGTAAACCACTTTGTTTAGATAAGCTAGGTGCAAGTCCACCAAGGATGTTATTACGCATATTACCATAATAAGCATCACCCATATCTCCACCTTTACCTAATTCTGTCATTACAGAATCTTCCAACATTTGATTTACCGGACTATCAATTAGCTCATTAGCTAACTTCATTGTTTTTCGTTGATCTTTAGTCCTAAAATCATCTTCAACAAACCCCATACCTCCCATTTCAGTAGGCTTATATAAGTTTGCTGCATTATTCATGTTGCGAGTTAGCAACTTTTCCTGTGTGCCTACAGCACTATAACTATCCCTATATGCTTTTGCATCTTCTGTTTCCGGATTAGCTTCCATCCATTGCTTCAACCAATCAGATTTACTTAATGGTGCTTCCGGCTCATCACCACTCCCGGCTATACCATCTGGCCCTAACAAATAAGAATCATACCCTTCTTGCCACTTAGGATCTGAACTAAAAAAATCATTTGCCGGATCTGATCCAAACAACTTTGCGTAATTATCTTGGTTTTCAAGATCTGTTATTTGTGGCTGAAATTCTTTTTGTAAAGCTATGGCTTCCGGTAAATTTTGCTTTATTGCCTGTACTGATTCTTTTGCTAATTCAGAAGCCGATTTAGTATCTATATCATCATCACCAAACCATGTGTCCCATAATGCTGTGCCACCGGCTATTATACCAAGTCCGGCAGCCGACCATTCTAAAATTTCTTTCGTATCTTCCAGAAAAGAACTTTCGTCTTTATCACCATTTAAAACCTCAGAAAGATCAGCACTCGTTTCTTCAATGATTTTTGTGTTAAGCTCATTAACTCTATTATAACCATCTTTTAATTTATTAAGGCGAGCATTTGATACTAATAACTGCTGACGAGCTTCTTCCTTTTCATCTTCTGATGTAGACGCACTATCTATAATGTCATTTAAATCATCATTTATAGCGACTTCATCTTTATACTGATCTAAGGCTTTTTCAGTTATATCAGCCATATTTGATTCAAACTTTTCTAAGTTTTTATCAGCTTCAATTAAAACATTAAGTGCTTCTTCTTTCTCTTCATCATCTTCAGCATTTTTGTAGTCCTCTATCGCATCATCTACTTTTTCTTCTAATTCTCTATAGCCTTTATTTGTATTACCTTCACTAAAATCAATTAGTGTACCATCCGGTGCTGTAAATGTTACATTTTCTAGAAGGTCTTCAGTTTCCGGATCTAAAGTTTGATTACCTGTATCGGTATCAGTACCTGTATCAGTATCCGGATCTTCTGTTTGTTCACCAAAATTTTGCTGATACCATTCAGATTCCGTATTCTTCCAATCATCACCATAATTTTCAGTAAGCTCTGCTGTATACCAATCATTTATAATGGTATTTATTTCAGTTCCTTCACCAAATGCTGTGCTTTCTTGATTTTCAAAACTATCAATTAAGTTACCTTTAGGATCATAAGCATAAACATTATATGTCCCATCCTCATTTGCTGTAAAAGTATATTCAAAACCACCTTCTATTGTTTGCCTAATACCACTCCCATCATTATTTGGAGTGTTGCCGGTATCAACAGGATTATCACCCGGTGTTTCTCCAGGTTGATTTTCATTAGCTTCGTCCTCTGCTTTTGCTTCTTCCTCTGCTTTTGCCTGTGCCTCTGCTTCTGCCTGTGCTTTTGCCTCGGCTGCATCTCTCTGCTCTGCTCGTTCTAGCTCATCTATTAAGGCTTCTAACTCTGCAAATTTATTTTGAAGCTGGGCAGAATTAATTGCTGCTTTAATATCACTAACACTTCTGGAAGTTCCATACTGACCACTAAAGTCAAAACCTCCTCCTCCAGAACTTCCTCCACTACTTGAACTACTCATTATGTTACATCCCCCCAAAAGCTATTACTACTGCCACCTTGTGTATTTAAATTAAAACCTCCGCTTGTACCAGTCCCTATGTTCCCTCCACCACTTCCGGTATTTAAGTTAAAGCCACCACTTGTACCAACTCCTGTATTACCACCGGTATTCGTATTAATATTTAGATTAATATTTGGCTGTTGGCTTTTTATATCCTGTCTATGAGTTTGCTGTAAATTAAAATGATTTGTTACAGCATTATTCCATTGAGTCATACTCTGCTGATGGGCTGCATGAGCAGAATAATTAAAATAATCATCACTTTGCCCATCAGTTAAATTTTGTAGTGGTTGCCGACTAACACCCATTATTTGTTTAACTAAGCGATCTGCATTACCTAATGTTGTTCCGGCTTTCGTATCATATATTGACCAAAAATTTTTGTTAGCTTCTTCCAATCCTCTTGTGTCATAGAGACTCATTACAGCGTTTACTTCAGCTTGTTTATTTACAGAGCCAAATAACTTACCATCCAACCATTCCATATACGCTTCTCGCTCAGTCTGTGGTTCTTGATTTAATATAGATCTTACTTCGTCCTCAGTTTTACCAAGTCTTTCCGCAACAACAGCAATTACTTCATTTTCTGCATCTTCCCTTGTATAAGGATCTTGTTCTTCTTCTTGTGCTACTTCTTCTTGTTGCTGCTCAATTACCGGCTTCGTGTTTTGCCAAATCCACTCATCAGATTCCTTACCTCTATTTGTTTCCCAATGCCCCCAATCTTCTAGTTCATGCGACCAGACCCATTTCTCACCGGTTTCCTCACTAATATGAGGGTATAACCAACCTACATCTTCATTCCATATCCAAGTAGATCCGGCATCATTCTCTGCTTCATACAACCATCCACCTTCAGAATCATATTTCCAAAAACCACTAGCACCTTCTTTTTGTGCCATTCTATATTCATAACCCCATTCATCATCAAACCACCCATTACCCATATCTTCTGGATCAAGATCCATTTGATAAGTGCCGGCAAACCACATTTCTCCATCATCATCACGATAATAATTACTATTATCAAAGTTATACATAAACTTTGAATCATCGTCTTCATTTAAACTCTCAAAAGTTTCAAAATTTTCAAGAAATGGACTTGTGGCTTCTTGTATTTGTGGTGCTTCTATGCCTCTAAAATATTGTCCAGCTTCGTAAAAATAATCTTCTCCGGTAGGGTCAAGTGTGCGTATTGGTTCTACTCCACCATCTTGATACCTTAAATTCCATTCACCATGATCGTACAGCTCGATAGGCCTATCTAATGCTTTTGCGTAATTTAATAACCTTGGTGTAGGTCTTCCATTATCATCAAAAAAACCTTCAGCAATTGGATCAATATCATACCAAATATTATCCATATCATCTTGCGACCAATTACTATTAAAAGGCTGCTCCATCCATTTTCCATCTGCATTTTTTTCTGCACCATGATGCGTTTGTAAACGAATTGGTAGTCCGTGCACTTGTGCGATATGGAAATTCATATCTTTTTCCATTTCATATTGTGCGTTCATATCCTCCCAAGGCTGCTTTGCCTGTGCAGAGTACAAACGATCTAATGCCCAATCCTCATCTGTCCATCGAGTTGTATCCCATGTAGAATATCCCCAATCTTTGAACATTTGCTCTCGCTCTTTGCGTTGAGCAATGCCTTCTTTTGTTTCACGCAACGCATTACGCATATTAGAAAACCATGTCGTAGGCTTTAAAAGTTTAGCTTCACCTCCAAGAGGATTGAATATACTACCTATTGTATCAGTAGCTTCTCCTATTTCTCCTGTTACATCCGTTAGCTGACCACCCAACCGCATATCCTCTGTAATATATTCAGGCGTATGACCTTCTTCTCCGTATAATTTGTCATTAACAGCTTGTGCATCTGCTTCATTTTTATGGAGATTACCTCTAGCATCTCTCCACCTTTCATACTTACTACCAACCGGTATATTAGCTAGTCCCTGTATGCCTAAACCTAAAGAGTTTCTAACACCTTTTTTAATCATGTCAGCTCCCGGTATTTTTTGTACCGTATCACCAACTACATCAATACCTTGATCTATTGTACCATACACATCAAACCCGGTAAGCTCCTCTAAGGCTTTATTACCTATTGAACCACCAAAAGATAAAAGTCCTTTATACCCACCTTTTAACCCAGATGATGTAATATTACCAAGACTTGTCATCTCAGCTATATTATCAGCTCCATGATCTGGATCTAAGGCTGCATCCGCTATATCTATGCCTTGCTTAATAGCAATAGCATTTTTTATTCTATTATATCCTTTTGCAGCTTCCGCTGCTTTCGCATGATTCTGTTTAGCTTGTTCTAAATTAGCTCTTGCACCATCCCAATCTTTGGCATCTATGCTCGAATAAACTGCATCAAAAGACTTATCCATGTCGTTCATAAATTGATCGACTTTATCTAATGATGCAGAACCAATAGCACCACCTACAGCTTCAATAGCTTCAGAATTTTGTTTTGTCTTATCCCAATTCTTACGCAAAGCAGCAGCACTTGCTACTAAACCATGTATGTCATCTACTACAAAAGCCATAGCTGAACCTTAATTTGTTGTAATACAAAGAGGAGGTCTGTTTTTGTTAGCCAACTCTGTTTCATTATAAACTATGACGTGCTGACCGGTAGTTAGAGCTATAACATCATTTGGCACGTGCTCAGTAACATTTGCCATATTTGCGTGCCAAATATCAACTCTACCCATAAGGATGTGTCCACCATCTTCTGTCGTAAATTCTCCTTTATCAGCTTCAGCCTGTGAAACATATCTTGGAAATCTTACTTGATTCACCGTCATAACATTTCCTGTTTTATCTAACTGAACATGGTGCTTCCTACCTAGTCTCCATACATGATTACTATCTGGTCTTTTCTCAAACCTTTGCGTGAAAGAATTATTTAGAGTATCCTCCCAAAACATTACTCTTCCGAAGTACGACCCTTGCCCGGTAGCAAGCTCGTTTTCTAATGCACCAATAACTAAGAAATGCCCATCTGCTGATAACTCTACCGCAGATCCGAAATTCTCATCTCCATAAGTACCATATTTATTCCAATATTTAGTATACGATGCTGTTCCGGTAGTAGTATCATAATTACGATCAAATACCCAAACTCCACCAACATCTATTTGTGCCATGTGAGATCCAACCGCAATTCTTGTTCCGTCATGGTTTATTGTTACTGCATACCCAAAGTAATAACTTACTTTATTTTGCATACCATCATTAGGATGCCCTACAATATCACTCTGATGCGAAGTATACCCAGATCCATCCCATCTCCAACACCTTGCAGATCCTCTTATGGTTTGTCCTTGGCTAGTAGAGGCTTGATGACCAAGTGAATTACCAACAACAAAGGTTGATCCATCACCAGACATTGCAATTTTTTTATACGCATTACCAAAACCAATATTTGTACCGGAGGTATCTAAATATTCTGTAATATGATTAGTAAGTGTATACCCGGCACTTAAATTATTAGGATCACCTTCCCAACATAAAATACCATTGCTTGTACAAAATACAACTTTTGTTCCATCATCACTACAAGCTATGCCTTGATAATCTACTCCTATATAAGGAGATGGATTTTGATTAGGCACTTCTGGATTATCAACTTCACGATCCCAAACAACGGTTTGCACCATATCTCCACCATAATGGGCATTAATTGCCCAGGTGAAATTATGAGTATTTACGTATAGCTTTTCATCGTAGTAATAAAAAGATGTAACCATATTTTTAGAAGTACCGGCATAGTGATTACATAAAGCTATGTTTGTAAATTCTTGCCCCTCATTGTCTTCTTTAAAATAACTTTGGTTTGTTGTAGCGTGTTGCGTCACATAATTACCGGGAGTGTCACGTTGTACATGAGTTACACCTATATGCTGACCATCTGGAGATAAATCTACCGTAGTTTTTGTTTGGTCATAAGAATAGTGATGACTAACGTTAAAACTTTCATCTATGTAATGCTGTCCTCGCAATGATGCTTGCCGAGATCCTGTAATATTTCCGGTCAAAACATGAAGTCTTTCAGCCGTTCCTACACGCAAACTTAATGGCTGTACAATTCTCCATGCCTTTTGTGGGCTTCCATGTTTATCAGCATAATATCCGCTTGTTTTGTATTGCCCACCCACATAAGTTTCTTCGACTGCATTGTATAAAGTTGGTCTTAACTCTAAGGTAAAATTCGGTGTGTTTATACTTGGTTTAAAAAGGATTGATGCACGTTGACCGGCAATTTGACCACGTGCTTGCAACCCGGTTATACCGGTATCTTTCCATTGGTCATCTACAAATGTTATTATAGATTTTACACCATTAAGGTAAATCTCAACTCCATCATAAGTATCAATATTCCAAGGAGCTCGCATTGTATATCTCCAAAATATTGCTGCATTAAAATGCGGATCTCCATTTGCCTTCTTACCAGAAATAGTAATGCTACCAACATTTCCATCAACTGTATCCTCTCCAGTCCAAGGAGCACCAATGGCTTGTAAAGTGTTCGTTAAACTACTCCACACATACTCTTCTGTCTCTAAATCCCAATTCCACCATTCAGCACCATAACTAATGTAAGCATCAGGCCAAGCACTAGGTAAATTTTTCGTAATGTAGATTTTTGCTTCTTTTGATATAGGCACAAGAGTAGAATCTATGCCTACATTTGCCGGATCATCTTTATCGTACGATCCAGATGTACCATGTTTAGGCTCATAATATACTACTGAACCGGCTACAGCCGTAACTTTACTTGCACTATGTGCATCATCAACTACAGGATTACTACCCCCCGGATTAGTAGAAATGAATATATCATCTCCTACTTCAAAAGTAGATGTATTTGGTTGTGTGCTTATACTTACATCAGAAGCATCTATTTCAACATTGTCTTGTGTGACTATCCAATTTTCTGAAATATATTCTATGATTTTTTCTACACCATTAATATATATAGTTTGTCCATTTGAGTAAGACGAAGTGTTAGGTGCAAGTTTTCTAACGATATGGTTTGTTGTAGAAGTCCAAGATATAATGTTTGTGCCACCAACATTAGGATTTACCATCATAGTGCCATCATTATATATAGCAGAAATTTGGCATAAATGCTCTGTGTTATCTGCTTTGTTTTCAATACCTACTTGATGACCGGCTTGTATTCTTGCTGCTGCATTGCCATACAAAACAGGAGCTTCGTCAGTTATATAATTTTTAGGCAATGTAACCGCAGTACCATTTTGAAATGTAACTTCGTAACCTAAAATTGACCCGATAATGGCAGCTCCACCATTAATATATAAAGTCTGTCCTACAGAATGTCCGGTATAATTTGGAGCAGATACACTTAAATTTGTTGCCGTTGAAGCATCTACATTAGTTCCATCTGTAAATGTTATACCATGCCCAATAATATCTTGGATAGTCTTTAGAGTGAGATCTACATATAATTCATCCCCAATACTATATGCAGTAAAGTTTGGCTTGGATACATAAATATTATCAGCTCCATTGGAATCAATGTCTGTACCATCCGTAAATGTAAGAACATGACCAAGTATAAATGATATAGTTTTAAGACTTGTATCGACATAAACAGCTTGCCCAACCGTATACACGGTATAGTTAGGTGGCGTTGGACTCGTTGTATTATCGACAGCATCTACATTTGTGCCATCCGTAAATGTAATATCAGTCCCCAATATACTCTGAATAGTTCTAAGAGAAAGATTTACATATATATCATCACCAACAGAGTAAGCTGTATAATTAGGTGGATCATTTGCTTGGTTAATATCACTTGTGTTAGTTGACGATGTACCATCTGTGTAATTAATAGTTGTTCCTTCTATCGAACTAATTGTCTTCAAAGAAGTTCCGTCATAAACTTGATCTCCGGCTTGTATGTTTACTCCATCTACTTGGGTAGCTGTTGTACTAATTGTAGAATCACCATCTACTAGCATAGTGCTATCAGTAAAATAGATTTTATTAGCATCAAAGAAATCTATTGTTTTAGCTACACCACTAACATACAAAGTTTGCCCAACCGTATAACTCGTTGTATTCGGTGCATAAGGACTTACATTAGTAGCTGTACTTGTGTCACTTACCGTACCATCTGTGAATGTAATTATATAACCTTCAATTTTATAAACTATTTTAGAAGCTCCACTAACATACAATGTTTGCCCTAAAGTAAAATTTGTATAATTAGGTGCTTCATTTTCAATAGTTTGGGTAGTAGGATCAAAAGTAGTTTCTGTACCATAATAATCTACCGTAGATAAATTACCTCCAGATACAGCCGTAACTTCATGCAATACCCCACCAATGTAAAATATATCACCGACATCATAACCGGTAGTATTTGGAGAGCTTGATGCACTTGTGCTTGTCGATGTATTATTAACTACTCCTGTTGTACCATCTACAAGTGTGTATTGTACTCCTGTACCACTAATTCCTGTAACCGTACCGGATGCACCATCTATATAAATATCGTCCCCAATATCATATCCAGAAGTGTTTGGATTTGCTGATGTTGTACCATCTTCAGTTGTAACATCTGAAGATCCGGTAGTGCTATCATCAACAAATGAATATGTAACTACATCACCGGCAATACCGGTAACGGTAGCTTCTCGACCATTAATATAAATAGTATCACCTATATTATAATCTTGCTGTGGCTGTTCTGTAGATAAGCTCTCACCTTCATTAGATTTAGGAATGGTAGCAAATCCTCCTGTATCTGTATATTGAATAAAGATTTCATCATCGGTTTCCCCTTTTACTTCAGCAGCCCGACCATTTACATAGACCGTATCTCCTGTTTCCCAAGTATCTGTTGAAGCTGTAGTTTCACCTGGAGCTTCAGAACCACCACCAATTGTTATATTTGTTGTGCTTGTAGCGTCTTGAGTTTGCGTAGACCCATCTAAGAATGTGTAAGTAATATCATTACCATCTACTCCTGTTACTACAGCTTGTTTATCATCAACAAATATTGTTTGTCCAAACTCATAACCACTTGTATTTGTTGGTGCTGATCTTGTTACATTATCAATTTCGGTAGCTATATTTACATCAACCGTAGCACCAACAGCATTTACACCGGTAATTTTTGCTCTACTTAGAGAAGTAATGTCAAATCTCTCACCATTTTTATACAAGGTCTGTCCTAAATAATAATAGGTATTGAAATACTTTAACCACATCAATTGTCCATTGATGTACAAATTATGCACGTCAGAGCCATTATATACGACTCGATCTACTAAGCTGAAGTTTATATTATTCATGGTTCTGTAGTTATCGTCAAAACTGATCCGGTGAGATCCCAATTAGCAGCTCCAAGTGATCCACTATTTAAATACAGAGATCCAGATTCTTGCTCATAAACATAAGCATTTTCACTCGATCCAAAATTGATAGAAGCACCATTCAAACTAAAAAAACTTTGAACACCTCCAATAGAAGATCCATCTGCATTTGTTATTTTATCAACTACAACATCTCCTAAAGTTGACTTTCCATTAACTTTTAAATTGTTTTCAATTTTAACAACAGGATCACCACCACTATTATCAGTATGTGCACCAATAATTAATTCATTCATGGTATTGTCAGCCTTTACTGCCCAACCATTACCATTAGATGCTTCTAAGGTTAATTGTGTTCTAGCATTTAATTCTGCAACAATATCTACTTGTGCCGTACCACCGGCATTATCTTGATCCGGCTCGATGGTAAATTTATTAGCTGCATATTCACTCTCAATAGTCCAGGTATTTAATAAGATTACACCTTGGGCTGATTGCAGCCTACCACTTATATTGATTCTTCCAGAACTAGCTTCATATTTTGCCTTAACATTAAATTCATTACCATCGAATTGTAATGTATCTTGTATTGGTTCAGTTAATGTTGGTAAAACCGTACCTTCTTTACTTTCATAAAAAGTCTCAAACCATTCATTTACCAATGAGTTTAAGCTGTTTGCAAAGGTAGATTTTTTTACTTTTCTAAATCCACTATGGGTTGCAGACCAGATTAGATAAAAATCTTGATCGTTTATATCTTCATCAGAAATTATTGGATAACCAAATATACTTTCTGCTATAGATCCATCCGCAAGCTGTGCGTACCCAATTGCATTATTTTTAATGGATGCGTTATCAACAAGATTATTTAAATCTGTATGAGTTAATTGCGACCCACTTTGGAATGTTACACCTTTTTCTAAGAAATCTCCCATGACTTACCCTTTTTTTATGGGGCATAATACTTATAAGAGTGACTACTTGGTAATTTATTACCCAAGCCCCACTTATGTGCTAAATACCCTTCAACCTTTTCTCTATTATTTAAATCTGTACTTACTATTGCCTCACAGAAATTACCATCTGTCACAATGCCATTGCCATACTGCGACATGAATACAAATCGACAATTTTGTACGCTAATATTTGTGGGAGCTGCTCGATTATTATCAATCTGACTTCCATTAAACCATGTAGATGTTTGGTTATTTGCCCAATCCCACCGGATACAATACAGACCTAAAACCCCATCTTGATCTACACTTGCTTGATTAGAACTTACAATATTTCCTGTCCAATACCATTTAAAATAATGCGACCCTGTACTACCTAGTGGAATAAAGGTTATAGCATTACCTGCTTCTGTTGCCCATAACGCATCTTGTCCATTATTAATATCTGGCTTCGCAACAATAAACCAATCTTGTGTTCCTGTACTTAATGTAACCAAACCACTAGATTCTAAATACTCACGATCATCAGATAATAAAAGAGATGATCTACCGGCTATTGATGTAGGACTATGCTTTATAGACGCTGTAAAATTTGAGTCTTTAGAATAAGGCAAAATATCAATTGCTGTGCTACCCTTAGACACAATTTTAGAAATATCCGTAGTGCTTGTATTTTTCGTGATAGTAGAATCATCATCAGCATCTAACCAAAATTGTGTGTTTGTCACGATTGGTGCAAATTCAGTATCAGTAGAATTACCTAGCACAGCCGAGGCCATTGCGTTCCCTACAGCTTCTCCGGCATCATACATATTCGCTGCATTTAAATGCACATTACTATAAGTGCCGTCATGGTAATCACTAATTTTTACCCAATCATAATAGTTTTGTGATTTTGCTAAAGATGCGTGTGCATTGTTTACATATAAATCATTTCCATTTGCATCTGCCGGAGCACAAAATACACTTGGTAAATTAGTTACGCCAAGCTCTTGCTCAAGTGCAGTAATTAATAAACCTAACTCTTCTTTGTAAACCCAAGGATCTTTTTGTGAATCACTTTCTCCTTGATACCAAACAAATCCTTTCCAAACAGGATTTAGATTTGCATTACCAATTTTTGTTAATGCGTCAGCTATTGTATTTTTAAGAGCTTGCCAACACTCATCAGTTTTTGACAAATCCCAATCTGCATAGGTTGAATCATTTATCGTAGAAGCACCAACTGCATATTTTACTATGCCAATATTTCTATCCGGATAATTGCTTTCTAATATTTTACCAAACCCCCACTCTATACCAAAATAGTCAGAATCTAAACTTGTTTCGGTGCTATCTCCTCTAGTTTTCCCAAGCTCCATTTTATTGGTATAGCCAGAATAATATAAAGTAGTAGTGGCATTGCTAGTATTGTGATGCCATGCTGTATGAAAACCAATATTTATATCACTAGATTGCGAACTTGATAAATCTGCTATTGGAGAATGACCATGTGCATTAGATTGTCCGGCAACTATATATAACTCTATATCTTCCGGCTCTGGTGGTGGTGGCGGCTCTGGTGGTGGTACAGCCGTTCCACTATTATGTAAAGCCGGATTAGCAGCCTTTCCTTGAGCTGCCGGGGCATTTGCAGTTCCTAAGAACATTATCTTTTATTATAAGCGACAACTAAGCCACTTTGTACACCAATAGTAGTAAAATTACCATACAGAGTAGTGCCTTGCGGTATAGCTTGCCCAACAATAGCACCCTTACTCACATTATAATTACCACTTAAACCACTAAGTGTAGTTTGCGTTACGCATTGTATAGCTGAAAACACTCCTTCTGCTGTATTACCGGAAGCAATGACAGAAGCTCCACCTTCACCTTTTAAGTTTCTTACATTTACATTATTCATCTTTATATTAATTAAATTTCCAAGGAGCAGCAGCTTTTGTTAAATACTCCCTACCATAATCACCGTCTTTGATGATTGTTATCATGCCTTCTATATTTTTCCATTTATAGCCACTAGGCTCTGCTGTAACTATATCTTCCCATATTTTTTTTAGAGATCTTGTTATTCTATCATTAACTATTGTGGTAGTTTCAGTAATAGCCGGCTCTGGGTGACATTTAGAATCACCATTTATATTTGTAACTGCTGACGTGCCAGCCGGACAAATATCTCCACCCATATTGTAAGCACCCCAATCGAGATCCACGGCAAGATATATACCAGTACCATCCCATTGACAGACTTTCTTTCCATATTGGGTTTCTACACTATACCCACCTGGGCAAGCATATTCCACCGTTGTTTCTTCTCTTGGAACTAAATCCGTATAAGAATTACCTTCTTCATCAGAGTAAACAAAAGCTATACCTTCTTGAGTCAGATTAATCCACTTACGAACTCCTTTATCCATAAATGCTACTGCCCCATCACTTATGTCTGTACCACTTAAAGCTAAACCGTAATATTGATCTCCGGTCTTCGTATCCCAATTAATAACAGCAGAATTAACTAAAATTTGATCTCGTAGACTAGGATCTCCAACTATTACACCTTCTTCAAAATCTTGGTCTGTAGGTCTTGTGCCGACTAGAATATTTAAATCAGTTTTTTCGTTATAATTTATATTACTCCAATTTCTGGAGCTTCTAGCACACTCTGATCCTTCAGCATATATTTCACTAATTCTTAGCCTTCCATGCCTAAAACTAGGAGTTGCTAAATTATTTATTGTAACACTTAGTAATTGAGATCTTTGCCGAGCTATAACTTTATATACTTTACGGTATTTATCCGTAATATTTTCATTAAACATAAGCACAGCCTTGTCTGGATTTTGCATATTTAACCCAAATCCTAAAGCAGCCGTATTCTCTAAACATTGTGCCGTGACTCCTAACCTATGCCACCTTTTTAAATTAAAAGTTTCAGCATCATAATGTCTGCTTGTAATACTAAATAAGATATTTGCTTCTGTCCAAAGTTGCCCACTACCAAAATAAGTATCAACTCCATACATACTTGTTTCGTAGGACAATATTTGTGAGTCTTCTGTCACCAAATGTAATGTGTTTTTTCCATTAACAGGAATAACCACAAATTGCTTTGGTTTTAAATCATCTGGGATTTCATCAACAGATTCAAATTTTTGAATTAATTGATTATACACGATGATCTTATCTATATTACCATCTACAGATCTACTTGAAACTACACCTAAATAGTATCGGTTATTAGCGTAAGCTGATATAAACTTATCTGCATACTTAAAATTAATATCATCTATCTTATCTTGTATTGTATCAGATAGAGGCTTATCAATTATCTCTAATGCTTTAATTGGGCTTGCTATATTACTTTCATTTCTGATTCCAGAGTCTACTGCATATATACCATTATCAGATAAGAAATATACAATGTTACCTATTTCCTGTATTGAACCTCTTGCAGCACAACCTATTTGCCTTGTAATTTCGATAACACGAAGATTTTCACCAAGTGTAGATGTAGCTGTTATTAAATAGATCGAGTTTCTTTTAAATACCAACAAGGAGTCATCTTGCACCGGCAACATTGCTATTATTTCATCTCCTGTCCCTTCATTTACTAATACACGATTAAAAAATGGATTAGCTATAGTAGGAGCAAATACATCACTAAATTGTACTAAATCAGTAGCAGACTTGTACGCTAATCTATTTGCCGTAGTTACTGCAAAATCTGCCGGTCTTAGATAACTAGATTCATTCCAAGCCCTACCACCACCGTTTTGATCTACTGCACTTGTTGGTATTGGAGCTTTTAAAAGAATTATAGTATTAAAGTCATGTCTCTTAATTTCCCATGTGCCATTATGATTCGTTGTACCTTGTATTTTAATTGTTTCACCATCTTTGAAACTATGTCCTGTACTTGAATTTAATGCACTCCCTGTAACTACATTATCGGAATTAAAAAACCATTGGTCATACATTGACTCAATAGGTGCTAAATCTGCCCTACACTCATTTATAGTTTCTCCGATATAATCAGCTCTACCTTGCTTAACATCTTGCTGTGTAGCATTTCGACTCCAGGGATAAATTTGTATAATTACAGAAGCATTTGGCATTTTAAAAACCCCGGCTACAGGGTTTGCCTTTTCAAATTTATGGTTATCATTGTAATGAAAATGAACATTTGTTGCTACCTTATCTAAATCTATACCATTTGGATCAGTTGCTGTTTCCCCTCTCCTTGTCGTACGCATACCTTGTTCATTTTTTACTACAATTGTACCAGAGTCATAAATATGCGTGACTTCATACAACTTAGGGTATTGCGGATCTACATCATCACTTGCCTCTACCCAACAAAATTCCCTATCATCTCTTGGATTAGTTTGGTCAAATTTGGTAATACCCCAAAATCCTACTTTGACATAAAGTAAATCACCGACTTCTATGTCATTATCAGCTACAGCTTGTCCATCATACTCTAGCGGATACTCACCTAGTTTAGCCGGTAAACTGCATGGTAGTTTTGCACCACCACCTCTTGTAAGAAATAATGATCCGAATGATTCAACTAACTCAGCGTCACCATTCGCAACTTGCCCACTTTGGTAGGGTACTTTTATTATTTGTTCATCCGGATCATAAAGAGTAACATTATCATTATGTGCTAAAGCTATAGTAGCTGATTCTGTAGTTGTTTTTACAGGATTAACATACCTACAAGCATAATGAGATGCTTTAAAATCTGCTTCATGGTGCTGAACATCACTACCCTTACGAGTTTCAATCTCTCCATTTTCTATTCTTGCATTGACTGCATTATATAAAACATTTTCTGGAATAGCATTTGGTTTTACCGAGGACATAAAGCCAACAAAACCTTTATCACCTACTATTTTAGGTGGATCATCAGTTTCCCGGTATCCCCTTCTACTATTCACCTTTTCTTTTAATAATGTAATATGTTTTAACTGCTAGATAGATAATAGTAGCCACAGCTACACCAATTGCTGCGACTTCGTGATACTTTCCTAGACTAAAGCTAGTGGCTGTGCCTATAGCACCTATTACAACATTTTTATCCATAATATTATTCATCTTCTAGGACTTGGCCCAAAATAGAATCCGAGGATTCCCATAAGGCTTGTCTGTCCCATATACGCCAAATGACCGGCTGATAATGTGATTGGATCTTGTGATGCCGGGTACGACAACAATCCGAAAAACCATTCTGTTCTTCCTTCCCCTGTAGCGTTTGTGATTGAGAGAAATTCTGCTTGAGGGAAAAGGGTGCAGACGAGGACGCACAAGCACAAAGTCCCAATACCCATAAAGGCAATAACACGACGTGAAAAATCCCTAAATTCTGTATTACCTTGTGCAGCGAGTTCGTTTTGTAGTCTAATGAAACTATCATTCGCGCGAGCTTCTCGCGCCAATTCCAATTTATGTTTTTGCGCGCGAGCCTCAAAGATAAGCCCAAAACCACCTTTAAGCATAGCCCCAAGAGCTGTAGACCCCCCACCCGTAAGTAGCATAAGCAAAATTTCACCCATCTCACTCAACTCCTCCGTATCTTAGTTTTTCAATCAGCTCTTCGTGCTTTCCATTACTTTTTTCCAAAAACAATAACCTCATGTTTTGTTCCGCATCGTCTGGTAGTGCACCAAGCTCACCTCTAGGCCATTTAATTCTAAACTCTGAGTTCATTTCGATCTCATGCTTACAACGCATTAAATCAACTTCTAATCTATTTATATCCGCAACCATTGAACTATAGAACCAGACTGCACTCCCAACTAAGCCAATAGTTTTGCCTACAAAAGTAAGATTGGCACGTACGGTAGTGTCACCTTTTAGTTCAGTCATCATCAATAACCTTTTCTAGTCGTTGTCTTTTTTTTCTTTTTTTTATGTGCCATATCTATCCCCTTTTATAAATTAAGGTATCCTGTACTTGATCCGATGGTGCATAAACATCCATTAAATCATAAAGTATTTTCTCAGCTCTCTCATGTTCTACGATAGATTTCGCTTGCTGACCTTCACTTGCCAACCAATCAGCATAAGATCCATGAATGACATAGCGTTCTAAAAATTTAGGAAAAGGAACTACTTCCCAATAATCTGTATCAGTAAAAGGATTTAATACAGTAGCCGGGGCAATTGCTTTGTATACATTTTTTGTATTTGGATCATACAATAAACTTGCCGGTGCTGCATTTGATCCAAATGGGATTTTTTCTCTGTAAGTTGTTGCATTCTTAATTGTATCAAAAGTAAATTCTGGTGGCTCTTTTTGATATTTTACCCAAACTTTATCAGCAGCTAAAGCACTTACCAAGATCCCATAATCTAATAGTTCATAACTAATCAACCCACTAGAATAAGATCTATTAGGATTACGCATAGAAACCGATTCTATGCGATGTATTACTTCAGATCCTTTGTCGCTAGGCAATGTATCGTTTTGCCAATACGGAATAATTTTAAGCCATTCAGTTGTCTCATCCACGGCTTTCCAATATCTACCATCATTACTTTCAAAGTCTTCTGTTTCATCTACACAATAAAAATATTGTTTTTGCGACTCATCCCATAAGATGTCACCTACTTCATATTTTTGACCAACACAATATACTTGATGATAATGCTTCTGCTCTATGCTCATAGTCATAGGCCAAAATTCATGTGACCATGCTTTTTTAACACGATCATTGATATAACTAACTATATCTGTTGCCATCCCTACCTGGGATGTATCTATGCCATCACGCTTTAAGATCTGATCTACAACATCACCAAAACGCAAACTGCCCTCATTTGTTTTTAGAGCCATATACTTTGCGAAACTTTGTACCCATTATAGGTTTTTTGAAAAATCCTACCGGTTTATCATGCGATCCATGACCAACCTGTATTTTATTTGAGTGTGAATTAACTCTACATACTTCATTATCACGCAGAAATTCTCTCACAAACTCATCCGATTCCCAACATTCGTATCCTAATCTCTGCCCCCAATAATGATAAAATTTAGGATGGATCTGAAACTTAACTTCTCCTTTATCACCAAAAAATCTGCGTTCACCATTGTTTACTTTAGCTCGCAGTTGCTCTTTCTTGGCTTGAACGAAGTCAATCAGTTCACCCTTTTTTAATTCATCATATAGTGCTTCAATCATAAGACAAAGGGAATAAGAGAGGTATAGGTCTTACATTCAAAATTGCCTATACCCCTCATTACCCCAAACAATTAGTATCCGTTATTGATACGAAATCTTGCTACAATTTTACCAGAAGTGTACTCGGAAGCACTCTTACCGGTAGCCGGTGCAGCAAAAACAAACTTAATTGCAGAACCTAATACTTTTTGACCACCGGCTGCGACAGCTCGGTTTACTACATTAGCGTTATTTCCATTAATGTTTGTTGCACTCAAAAATTGAGTGTTAGAGCTACTATCACCAATGGTGACATTGTGAGCTGCTGTGATTGTACCACCTTTGAATCCTTTAATTTCAGCACCAAGAAACTCGATGCTTGCCGGATCTGCTGTAGATGATGCAACAACAGGAATACTTACTTCAAATGCAGTATTAGCAGCCGCAGTAGACAGGTCATTGAAATCACATACAACTTGGTGAGTTGCAGCGTCATAAGAAGCAGCCTGTGCTGTAAGTGGAATTATACTAGCCATTTTTCTGCCTCCTATTTAGTTGTTAATATTAAGAGGCATCAAAGTGAGAGGATTATCACAGCAAAGCATGAAAATCGCATCAATAATAGCCTTATGACCACCACCTTGATACTCTAATTTTTTAACTCTAGGCATACGTGTGTACGCTAGACCGACCATATCCATATCAATGAAGATACCACTCTTATGAGTATCAGCCGTATCTTCACCGGTCACAGGATCACATTTGATGAATGAGCTGCAATGAAGGTCGTAAGTACCAGAGTCTAATACAAGTCGATCTACTACAACGTTCAGAGTCGAGCCTTCACCAAAATTAAACCTACGAACAGGAGTTTTTGCAGACTCAGTTTTTTGGTAAGAAGTGAACTCAGTAAACTGATTCTTCAATTCAATTCCCAAAAATCCATCCATTTTAGCCGGACCTTTTCTTTGTTTGTACGAAGAAATTCCCATATCACGGAAATCTTCTTCATCAAAGTCAGCCAAACTACCGGAATATTTACTTTCATCTGGAGTACGAAAATTAACAGGAGGAGCATAGGCTGCATCATCAAATGTAGCATCTGCCCATTTGAAGATTCCTCTTGTTTCATTTGCTTTACTAACTCCATCGTCCCGGCTCACATCTTCGCTAGATAGAGCTCGTTTTTCGATCATACGGCTCAATACTTTAACACCTTCAGAGATCTGATAGTTAAAGTGAGATCCGCTAATCCCGGCTACATCAGCCATTTCCTCCATAAAGTCGGAAACTCCTATGTTGTACCACACTTTTTGTGCTACACCGGTAAGCTCTTCAGCTTGAGTTGCGTTAAATTCAGTTGCGTCTTTTCCGTCCAACACACCATTAAATCCTACATCTGGGAATTTCTTGGCTTGCCAACGGTGGACTACTTGATTCGGCTCTTGTTTCTTCCGGATCATGGAAGTAAAAGGAGTCTTGTCACTTTCAACAATAGAAATCAAGTTTGCCCAATCGTCAGGTTTGTTGACGGCATCTATTTCATGTAATGCTGGCATTTTAAATATTTTCTACGAGATTAATTTTGCAATGGCTGCATCAAGATCACCCGCTTCAGCAGCTTTATAATCTGCCTCAGTAAGACTCGCACTAGCTTTTTTTAGTGAACTAAGAAGTTTTGCCCTGGATGGGGCAGGAGCTACAGGAACTTTAGGAGCTGTTTTGGGTACATTTTTTGGTACAGCTTGTGGCATTTTAAGCAAAGGATTGTCTTGCAACATACCTTTAGTAATTAACCAACAAACCTCTGGGCCATTTTCAGAATGTCGCAAAGAAGCATATTCTTTACTTTGCCAAACTTGTTTAAAAGTTTTGTAGGCTACTGAACCTTCATCTTGAAGGATTGGATTCGCAAGACATACAGCATCTAGCTTTTGCATCAGCTTTTGTTTAGTTTGCTGAACTTGCGGTATTTCTAACAACACCCTCTTATTAAAATGGTTATAGGTTTCCTGTATTTCTTCCGGAGAAAAATATTTAGTTTCTCCTTTATCATCAGTTGTTTCATAACCATCTCTTAATGGGCCAGAGTTTGCCCAAACCATATATTCCCTAGCTTCACGATCTGCTTCCTCAAGTTGATCTGGAGTCATTTCACTTAGATCTACAGGGATCTGTACATCTTCTTTTTTCTGCGTCACTTGATTTTCAAGTGCAGAAATTTTAGCTCTATGTGCCTCTAGTTCTTCTTGTAACGCTTTTCGTTTACTAACTTCTTTAGCAATACGCTTATTTATCGAGTCTTGAACTTCTGGAGCAAGCTGCTTGCTTGTGCTTTCTTGTTCAGCCGATTCGGTTTTTTCCTTTTTTTCTGCTGTGAGTTCAGCCGGTTGAGCTTTTGGCTCATCAACTTTCTCTGTCTTAGGCTCTAAAATGCCTGTAACAGTTTCTAGTATTTTATCATCAGATATAGGCTCTGAAGTAGCCATATTTTCTTCGGTCATGGGTATACCTCCCAAGTAGGTTTAAATGTTTCCATTCACCCACTAAGGAGGTTACTTGCAAATTCGGCAAGTTACCCACTACCGATTCTACATAATCAGCTTCTTTTTACCTTTTTATTACGAACTAATTCATTTAATTCTTCCAAAAAAAGGTTTAAACCTTCTGCTTTACCTAATTCATTTGTAAGCTCGGCATGAGTATAATCCTTTGTCTGTGCCATTTCACAACCATTGCGTTCATTTAATAATATTTGTTTAATAACAATAGATGTAATTGCCCTAATTATAGGGTTGTTTGCCTCACCTCTTAAAATTTCTTCACACTCATTTAAAGGCACTAAGTCAATTAAAGTATAATGTGGTTTTGGTTTTTTGAATAAGTTTATCATTTTTGTCCTCCAAGTGCCGGTATAGCTCCAAGCCTCCCATATTGTTTATTGACGGTGTTTTGCTGTATCATGTGGTCAAAATGCTGTATGCGTTTTTGTAATATTTCTTTCGATATATCACTTAGATCCTCGATTGCAGTTGGGTTACTTTGTGCAATATGATCTATTGTTTGTCTACGCAATTGGTGGTTTACTCCATCCTCTTGCATTGGTGGCTCAATGCCGGCAGCAATTTTCGCAAAGTTTGTTTGCTCATCCATTACTTCCTTCATATTGGCATTTTGTACCGGCTGTATAGTAGCAGCAGCTAATGAAGGATCTAACCCGGAAAATAACTTTTGCACTAATTTGTCACGCTGAATAGTGCTTAAAGTATCAATAGGCAAAATGTATTTACCAATAATTTCAGCTTTTTTCATTACATACTCCATATCCAGATCTTTAGAGTCAAAACTTAGAGTAAGATCAAACTTACCTTGTATCTCAGCTCTATTTTTCACAAGAGGTAGTCCTTGTTCAGCTCCACTTATACGAGACAAAGTTTCATCTGGCATATACTGCTGACAAAGTTGTAGCACCATGTGCATTACATCTTTTAAATTAGCCAAAAAACTATCTACCATATCTTGAGTATGTAATTGCGTCAATGCCGGTGGCACTAATTCATCAGCTCTACCAAAATACTCATTTACCTCTTTTTCCAATAATGGCTGTGCCTTATCGTTAGATGCCGGATATTTAGGCATATCCATGAATCTAACTTCTCCAGGACGATTTTCTTTAATTTGTTTTAACGGCCCAAACTCAAATTTAGCATTTGGTCTGTTTTTTGGAACGGTTACAGGAGGAATAGTCGATATGCTTGTATGATCTAAAAATGAATCCCAAAGGATCTTTTTCATTTTTTGCTGACCCATAGCCAATTCACTTACACTACGTGAATCCCATAATCTTGATGTCAATGTTTCCCTACCAAACCAAATAAAAGGATAATTACCATGAGCATAATCAAGCATTTCTCGGTCTTTTGCAGCAAAGTCCACTTGATGATGGAAACAAGTATAATAAATTGCCGGCACACCATCTTCATTTACTGATCTTGTGTAAGCCGTTATCTGTTCATACAAGCCTTTGTGCTCTATTTGACTTGGAGCTTTTACACGCTCAACCGTCCACTCACCGGCTATTTCATGTGATGTGTATTCTGGAAATCCTGTTTCTCCTTCATGCCCAAGCACTTCATCTACATATTTTTCATCATACCCATGCGTAAATTGCCGTTCTCTTAATTGTGCTTCTGTCAGCCATTCCCTAATAAACACAGATCGTGCAGTATTAAGATCTGTAGTATTACTTGGGAAAAAAATGTCTTCAAATAAACGATGAGCACAAATAGTTGGTGTTTGCGTTTTAACATAAGGCGAGGGGTAAACTGCTTGTCCGGTTTCTCTTAATTCCTTAATGATTTTTTTAATTCTAGCATCAGATAGATGTGGGCTTACCTCTAGTAACATTTTCCCTAATCTATCTTCTTCTGTCTTATTTTGAATTAGTAGCTGAAGCTCAGACAAGAATTGTTGTTCTGTCATATTTTCTGCATCCGGCTGTTGCTGAACTTTCATTAACAACATTTGTGCTACATCTTCTATGGTCAGAGTTTTATTCTCTAATGCTACTTCATCATACCAATAAACTCCCATAACTGCACCGGCTGGCACATCTCCTTCTTGCCATTGTGCAATTTTCTTTAACTCTCTTCTGTATTTTCCACCTAATGCGTTATTAGTTACCCATTTAAGAATAGTAGACATTCTACCACCAAGCTCTAAATCATTAGACTCAACTCCTTCTACCGTAATATCTGCTCTCATAGCAGCAGCGACTAAGATTTTTTCTCGCTCATTTATTATCATGTCACACAAGCGAACCCTTGAGTCACTAGCTCCTTCAAACGGAAAAGCACGATAACCATCGTATGGATCACTATGCTTTAAACCATCAGCAGTTTGATGCCCCCAACGACAAAACCGGGTGTCATCTGCATTTCTTCTGCGTTCCTGTACATCATACGCAGCATCTTTACAAATATCATCAATTTCGTTTTTTAAATCCGTTAATTGATCTTCGCTGATCTTAGCAGATCCACCATCTGCTTTTACATTCTCTATTGTATTTTCAGTTTTCATTTTCCAACCTTATTTTCATTATCTCCTTTGCCCTATAAACCTTTTGCTTCATCCCAGATAGAGTGAATGGCTTGATATACCCACTCCCTACCATGCAATCTAATTGATACCTTGTTATCCCTAGTAATCTTAATACTTCACCTCTTCGTATGAATGTTGCTAGTTGTTGCTCAACCATAATACCCTCCCCCTTCGTTGCTCCATGTACCGGCAGATATGTTCTCACAATCTGACAAGAAAAAGTAACGAGCTGCGTCTATTGGATCTTTACAACAACCTTTATTACCATCCAACCCTGTCCAATTTTGCAGACTAAATATTAAATTGATACAATTTTTAGAAACATAGAATTTTGGACTATTTAAATAGGACAACTCTTCATCTTCATTCCAATCTAAGGCATCATTTATTTTTGCAACACCATCTGCTATTGCATCTCCCGGTGCACAATCAAAATACAACTCTATATCTTCAAAATCTGTTATTAGTGTTACCGGTCTATCATTTTCAACTCTTGGAGTAGAAGCAGCCCTTGAGTCCATAATTCGTAACACTACATTTTCATCACTACCATTCGCTTCAGTCCATTCTTTTACAGCCTCACCCTCTCTTTGATCTGGCTGTGATTTATAATTTTTACAATCTTCCCAACCTTCTAATCTAGCAATTTCTCGCTTTATTTTCCATAGACCAAAACCAAAAGGATCTTGTGCCGGTCCTTGCCTTCCATCCGGCTTCTTCCCATCTGGTAAAGCCCAAGGACCGACTACACCAACTTCCGGAATTTCGTAACCACTAGGCCATTCTCGGTAACAATACATACGCTCACCCACAACTCTGAACCATGCCATATAAAAGTTTCTACCACTACTAGGATCAACAACTAATACATTAGCTCCTTCCTTCGGTATATCGTCCGGCTCAATGCAATGCACTTTAGGATCAAATTTAGGAAATCTTGATGCCATTGTTTTGTTAGCCAATCCATAAAATCTTTCTCTTACATACCATCTAGGCTTACCCTTAATAAAATCCACTACGGCTGATGGATTACCATACGGATTATCAGAACTATGAAAAAATGCTACGGCACGTTTACCATCACCCCCTAATGATTTCATCAACCTGGGTACGGTTTCAAATTTCCTACCAGATGGAATTGGTAATTGCCCTGTGCCTCCTTTTACCCAATCCATACAATCTTGTAAGTGTAGTGCGTAATCTTCTAATTCTACACCCTCATCCCTTGGGCATAGAAAAGCTGTAGCTTCGTGCATGATCTCCGCTCCATCTTGGAACATTTTGCAAGTTGCCGAATAGCCTTTAACTGGCGTAAAGGTCACGAGCATCTTAGAAAGGGGACTGCGTGTGGCTAATCTCAGCTCAAGTGTTTCAACCCAATCTGGAGGTACAAGTTCATCGCACCAAGCAAGATTTAGCTCACCACCTTCGATCTTTTCTCGATCCTGTTCGTAATTACGGAAAATACATTCAGAGTGATTATGTAAAACAAACTTAGAATCAGAGAACCCATATTTTTGATTATAACTAATATATGCGACTTCTGTCCTTGTTTTTTTACGCTGATCCGGGGGGAGGTATTTCCACATTAACGGATGTTGGTACTCAACAGAATTTTGATTAGATTCATGGAAACACCAAGCCCTAGCACTTTTTACATACTGCAACATCATCATGGTTCTTTTCGCAGCATATTCGGATTTTCCACCACGATTTCCACCATTTATCAGTAAAACATCTACCGGCTTATGAAATCCCAAAATTTCTCTTATTTTACGACATTCATCTTTATCCAACCAAGGCCATTCAAGTAAAGCATCACATATTTTCCACATTGGAGTTTCCCAACCTTTACGCAAAGGATCGTGCTTTTCTTCAGCTATAAGCTGTTCCCTTTTAAGCATAATCTCAGCAAACTTTTCATGCCCTAAAGATTCCGCTTCCTCTAATGTAGGAAGTTTGAAAATAGGGTGTGCTGTTGGTTGAAAACTCATTTAAAATATGTTGGCTACTGATTCACTAAAGCTGATATACAAGCTTTGGCTTAGGATCTCCCTAA